CGGTTGCTGATGCAGATGATTGTAATTTTTCTTTAGTAACTACTGCAAATGCTGGCACAACAAGCATAAGTTTTACAACTGTCTCGATAGGTTTTGAAACCACAAATTCACAATATCAAGAATCCTGTGTGGGTTCAGGTACTGCCGTTTCATTTAATACAACAAGCTTTTTGCAACTGGCTGGAGGTATGGGTGCTGTAACAACTGAAACCCAAAAGCAAACAACATCAAGAAGTGGAAATACGGATTTGAAAGAATTATTAACAGAGGTTACTGCCAACACAATTACAACTTCTCCGTCAACAATAGATTACAGGATTAATGGTGGTGGTAATCACTTACAAATTTCCTATGCAGCAGCAGAGACAGGAACTAAAAGCGTTGCAGGAACTATTGCCATAGTTGATGGAGACGAGGTTGATTACAGGGTTATAACTCCTAATACTTCGGGCTCTATAACTTTTCAGCAAATTTCATCTCTTTATACTCCCACGCCTGCCCCCCCCACTTCAGATACAATACTAAGTATCATGTATCCTCCGACAGCAATGATAGTCTAGCACAAGTACTTTTTAGACAAGTGGTCTGTTACAGTTTATGATAAATTGGAGGTGAAATAATGGGAAAAAAACTATTCATACCTTTCAAGTCAATCCGTGATGTTTGTAACGGACTCACATACACCGATGGCAGTGCTGTATCTTGTCAGATAGAAAATGGAACAATAGTCGTGTATTCTTGGGATCTCTTGGGTGTAGCAAGCAAGAACGCAATACTGGCAAAAACCGTATTATCAGACTTGGAAGAAGGAGAGGAGATATAAGCAGAATCTTTATTAAAATACAATATTACCAAACTGCATGCAAAAATCACAAGAAAAGCCACCTGAGCCACAGGTACAGCAACAAACCCAAGCCCCACAGAAACTTCATCCCCTTATTGCCCTAAACCAAATGACTGGCAACCTCTTGAACATCAAAAACCATGCCATCATGATTGAAAGGGTCACGGGAGCAAAGATCGAGCCAATAAATCAAAATATTATGGGTCTTGCCAACCAGATTGACCTCCTGCGAGACTGGATGATTCAAGAATTGAAAATAAACCCGCTTCAACCAATGAACCGCCAGCAGTTAAGGCGCATGCAAAAACAATTAAAGAAAGAAAACACACCTAAGAAGTAATGGGCACTTATGGAGCCAGATATGGGGATCGTTACGACCTCAAGCCTCAAGTAGTGGGGGCAGTTTCATTTCAGAGGCGAAGTGGCAGACCAAAACGAGCTTATCCAAAGCAACTTCAATATTCTAGCATTGAGGGCATTATTGCTGCCAAACTGATACACGTTGGACCAACCAGCATAATTATCTCAAGGGCTTTGTCTAGCATCTCAGGAAGAATTTATGCAAAACTAACAGCCCAGATTCTAAACAAGATCAATCTTCCAGTTTTCCTATCATTGGAGCATACTCTAAACGCAAGAATGTTTTATCGCTTAACGCTTGAGATTTTCAAAAAGCCTACTTTAGAAGAGAAAAAGACAAAGAAGATACTCGCTACACTTGTAGCCTCAATGATTGCAGACAATAATGCACAACTGGATGAGTTAGAATGAGAACAATCCTTACCATGTGCATCTACAATGAGGAGGAGTTTCTCTGGGACACCTTGCAAAACACGGTCAAGACCGTCAAAGACTTGGATGCCATCCATATTCTTGACGGGGCGTGGAAATATGGTGGCACGAGTCCAAATTCGTCGGATAAGACAGATAGAATAATTGAGACGTTTGCCCATGCCTGCCAATCAAATTATCCAGAACTGGAGATCTTTTTTGCACATTCTTCTGATATTTTTGAAAGCGAGTCAGCGAAAAGAAATCACCAATTGAAACTCATAGACGGCATCTACGGAGGAGAAGACTACTATGCTTTTGTAATAGACGGGGACGAGGAAATCCGATTTCCTAACGGCGTCGTTGAGTTATGGCTCAGGGATTATCTCAAGGAGCAAAACAACAGATGCGGTCTGGTTACTACCTATGCCTACAATCAGCAAAAGGGGGGGAAGATTCTGCGCTTTATTCCAGGAAACCAAGGAATCCATTATCACACAGGAAAATCCATGTGCCTGCACGACAAGAACTGCGAAATGATAACAGACTATACACCTGGCATAGAGTGGATCAACAAACAATGCTTTGAGGTTACGGATTTTTTCATAATGAACAAGTGGAACATACGCAACAAGGAAAGGCAGATAGAGAAGGACAAGTTCTGGCAACACCAGCAGGCTACGCCAGAGATAAAGTGCACATATTAGTTCTTTAGCGTCTGGAGGTTTCTTCATGGTTTATGCCACTTCCATTTGGTGATGGTTCATTTCCCGCATGCAAGGCGCACTTTGTGGCTAAGGGAGACAGCGCAGAAAGCGCAGAGCAAAAATGCGGGGCAATCCAAGCGAAAATAGACAGTGCGGTTGCTTCAATTGTCGCTCAGTATGAAGTTTCTGTAGCTTCTGCCAGTTGGTTTGAAAAGTCGACTATGGTAGCAGACTTTGGACAAGATCAGCTTTTCGAGAAAAACGGGAAGAGATTCGCAAAGATATTTTTAATTTCAGACAGTGCCAATATGAAAAAGTGGGCTGTTACACCAGACTCGATAGCAAAGAGGATACGCACCTTTATCGGCAGACCCTACATCTCCGAGCCAGCACTTGGACATTTTGATTCTGATCATCTTCCAATCCATGAAATTTTACAAAAGCAGGAAAAGTACAGAGCGGGAACCATCAGAGAGGTTGTGACAAGCTCCACAGGGACAAGCTACGCAATTGTAGAGTTTGCAGACACTCCACTCGGGGAAAAGGCATGGAAGGAAATGAAGAACGGAAAAGCGATTTACTCTTCTCCTGCGGTAGCAGGTTTCTCCGTACAAGAAAACGGGGTTAAAACATTTTTTGACTGGTTTGGTCTCCATCTGGCCAGAGTTGACAGCCCAGCATACGGTGTGTTTCACGCTTCACTAAAACAGACCTGCGAGGGCGACGAGCGAAAATGCATGGACATGCTTGTGGCGTCGGCTTCTTTGAATATGGAAAATTGTTCTCATATATCCAATACACCAAACTGCTCTCAGATGCAAGCACAAAATCTCGAAAAAGGGTGGGCTGAAATGACAGACGAAGAGAAAAAGAAAAAGCATGAGGAAATGCTGAACGCTAACGCATCTCTCAAAGCTGAAAACGATAAGCTCAAAACCGCAAGTGCTGATCATCCTGGTGCCGCTGGTCTAAAATCTGAACAAATTGTAGATCCCGTCGCACCAAATGAAAAGCAGGCAGGGCAGGGACAGCATGACAAGGTAGTCCTGCCAACTGGCACCGCTGCGATGGAAACCAGAATGAAAGAAATGGAAAAGGTAATAGCATCATACCAAGAGAAGGACAAACAAAATTTTATCAACAGAATCATGGAACTAAAGGCAACTGCAAGTCTTGTGACCGCTTCAAATGAGACACAAGAAAGGGACTCCTTATCAAAATTATCAATTGAACAATTACAGACTAAAGTGGCAGACTTGGAGCCGATTGTAGAAAAAATCGAAGAACTCCAGCAACGCTCTGGCTCGATGCCTTCAACTGAGGGAAGGATCGTTAAGATGCCAGGAACCGCAACAGCATCCATGGGAAACCAGCCAAGGCAATATACCAGTCTTAAAGACATCAAGGGAGGCTGGTCTTAGATATGGCTCTTGGTGACATCAAAGAGGGACCGTTTGACCTCATTTATAGGGCTAAAGGCGCTGGAACAATCACCGCTGGAATCATCATAGCATTTGATGCTAACGGTCTGGCAATTCCTGCAACCGCTACAACTTATGGAAGGCATGGAATTCTAACAGCGATGACCCATGTAGTCGGGGCAACTACCTATTATGGAATCCTAATGCGTGGAAAGGTAATAGCAGAGGCAGGCGCTGCAATAAAGCCAAACGCCCCAGTAGAATCTGATGCAAACGGTGACGTGATAACAGCCCCAACGACAATATCTGCTGGCTATACACAAGCAGAAATTCAAGTTTTATGGAGAGTATTTGGACGATATATTAGAAAAGACGGGGACAACCAATATGCCCCAAGTGATGCAGCCGCAACAGACGCCATCGTCATAGACGTAGGAGATCACTAAATTGCATAAAGCAGGACCAATAGTTCCAAGCAAATGGAATATTAATCCAAATGCAACAAAGACCGTCTTTGCCAACAGAAAGTCAAGAATGGCATACAAGAATGGGGGGGAAGGAAAGAACTCTATCATTTATCTTCCTGGATTCGCAGACGAGGATCATCGTGAGTTCGTAAATACTGCATTTGTGTGTGCTGACACAATAGGACGAAAGCCAGATTATTCCATGCCAATTGCAAGCTTTGAGACCAAATGGGAGCACGGAGTGCCAAGCCTTGATCATACATTCTATGACCACTTTGCATCCGCCACACAGGAAATAGATGAAGCAATCGAGAAATTTGGATACAAGGCAGGGCTCGAAGCAGCAACAGCAAACATTGTAAACAGCGCAACAATTGACGCTACTAAATCACTTAACATCCTGGATAGAGTTCTAGGACTCCAGACAAGGGCATACATATTAGAAATGGCGGTCACCAAGATTGACGCACCGCAACTAGTCTTTACAGTAGATACCTATTCCGAGGGCTCAGTTCAAGGCAAAGTGCCAGAACTGATAGAGCCGGATCTTCAAGGTCACACCGAATCAAGAGCAACCAAAGTGCTCTACAAGAACGTGGGACATATCGCCGAATCAGAAGAGGCGACCATGAAAGCAAGCCACAATACCGCAGCCTTGAGGGAGAACTGGACCATAAGAGATCTAGCACGGGTTTTGAACTCACAGATTTCCACAGAAATGGAGACTGCGACAGATGTTGCAGGTTCTGACTGGGGGCTTGTCAACGTAACCTATGGACGCTCGACCAACAAGCCAGGTGATGATATTAACGGCGTAGTTTCAACAATCGAGGGCAACGGCTTTAATGTTGACTATCTAGCCATGCACACACGACCTGGAACGGACTTTGTAACTAATGACTGGGTGAATGGTCTAGGCACTGACAGACCCGCTCCGCCTGGAATCTCGGCACCAATCTGGGGACAAAAAATATTCAATATCACAGGCTTCCCGCAGGTATTGATTGACATCGCAAAGACCAATACAATTTGTACGGTAGGCTCAAAGGACGCAGTATGGCTTGGAGTAGGACCGACCATAATCGCAAACTATGAGAACGTCATCGCTGGATACCGAGGCAAAGTAATCAAACAGTGGTTCTTCCCCTTCTTGTCACAGGCTGGCGCAATCAGAGATCTCACTGGAATATCAGCTTAATACAAAATCATTGGGCGGAGCAAAAGCAATGACGCCCTAAAGCTTTTATCCCATCGATTTTATACGCATCCTATGTCAAGGAAAACCAAGATATATGATCTTGATGACCTAGAAAATATCGAAGAGGATGACGTGCCACAAGAAGATCCACAAGAGATGAAGTCAAAACGTGGTGCAAAGCAACTCCATGACCCCAAACCAAAGGGGGCAAGGCGTGTACTTCTTGATAGACAAAGCACATCTGACAGACCCGTCAATATCTACATAGAAAGAGTGACTGATGCAGATAGTGGAAAGCCAGGCTTTAATATGTGGTGGTTGCAGGAGAACTGTAAATTCCTAGGAAAGCAAGAGATTGTAAAAATCAATCCACGAACGGAAGAAGAGCGAACAGTTGGCTACGAGTTCACCATAGATTATGACAAAAAGAAACTCTTGGAATTATGGAACAATAAATCCGCCAAGACTCAACTGATATACCAAGATGGCCAGAGCTCAATACAGCACCCAAACCCAGAATCAATCGATGCACATGTCAACAGCATTATAGTCTCTCAAAGCCCGACAATAAAGGCAACTTAAATCCTTATTACTTTCTTTTTTGATTCCAAGGCATGCCCGCTGGAACATATGCCGTACTTGCTGACATCAAGTCCAAACTGGATATCGGTGCAGCGGTTACAAAATTTGATACCCGCCTTAATGAGCTTATCACGGATGCCAACAGGGACGTTGATGATATCTGTTTTTTACATGCTGTGACGCTTCCCCTTACTGGAGACCAAGCAGAAAGTGCGGCAGACATGGCAAACAAGCACGTCTGTTATAATTTTAAGATAGAACAAAACGCTCCACCTGAAATTGTAAAAATGTGGAAGGATGAATATCTTGATGCCAAGAACAAACTGATTGCCAAGCTTGACGCACAGCCAGAAACAAACACCCAATCGCAATCTACCGCATACTCGCAGACGTATCGCTCAAGATTGCTGGCAGAAAGGACAGGACTATGACAAAGCCAGACCTGACGCAAAAGATTTCGACGATTCGTTTTTCTGGTATGCCCCCTACAACTGAGAATGAAAGAACGACAAACAGATATCGTCCTAATACGGAAATTGAGGTAATCCAACAAAGCGAGATCTTTGATACTTGAGTGCAAGGATAATAATTGATACATCAGACTGGGACTACAAGAGCGAATATTTTAGAACTGGTCTTGACAAAGTAGGACCACGAACCATAGAGGAAGGGTCGGCAGTACTAGAGGAGCAATTGCGAATAGATGTCCCCGTCAGAACTGGCAATCTAAGGGCTGGAGTTACAAGACTCAGCATTTCAAATACTAGCGCCATTGTTGGAACTACCTCTGGATATGGAAATTTTGTAAACAGGGGAGTAGGTCCAAGGGTTATCAGAGGCAAGCCGATTCTAAGGTTTGAAATCAACGGCGTGGTCTTTTTCAGAAGAAAGGTAAACTTCCCTGGCTTTCCTGGACGGAGATTCAAGGAAAAGGCAGTCGCCAACGCAGTTCCAAAAATCAGAGATGTTATATCCAACATTTTGAGAGAAGAGACGGGGGTTAGATAATTGGTAACAGAGCCAGGCATCAACGCAATCAAGGGACAGATAGTGACCCTTCTCAAGGCAAACGCCAGCCTCTGGGATGATCCAACTCATACAACTGGATTCCAAAAAATCGAAGTCGGCATGCCAGAAAACGGCGTCTTTTCTGGTCTGGCCTATCCAGTCTGTTATGTTACAAATGACCCAAAACTGGAGACAGACAAACCTTACGGACCCGTGATAAGTAATGCTATAGGTACCAGTCTTCACGAGTTCAGATTCAGAATAATATTTTTTGACCAGAAGGAGGACGGGCAGGCTGCGGAAGCCTCGCTGGATTCCTACTACAAAACCATAAAGGAGGTTCTCAAGTCAAACAACAATCTGGCGGGGCTTGTCATAGAGAACTTTCCAATAGAGGGATCATCTTTTGCATTGGAGATGAATGGAAGACCGTTAGATGGAAGAATCATCATAGTGCGCTGTAGGGTGGGCTCTAATTGATTTTTATTAATGCGGAGGGGAGACAATAGTCATGGTTGTATTCTATCATGGTTACGAGGTTGGAGTCTGGTTTGCCTCGGAATCAGCAGAGGGAATCACCAATACCAGTGCCGCATTTCTTCACTTGGCACACAAGACCGAGGTCACAATCTCAGACTCGACAGATCCGCCAGTTGTAAAACTTTCTGGAAATGTTGACAACGCAGGAATTGGTAAGGGCGTAGACAATCCAGTAATTACTCTGACATTCAACCCAAGCCAAGGAAGCGGTGCCGATTTTATGAAAAATTTTTCAAGCTCTGATACTTCTTTCTCTCTTTTAATAATGAAGGATGCAAGCCCCGATGTGATTTTTGCTAGGATAACTGGATGCAAAGTAAAACGAATCACCCCCAATGTTCAGATTTATCCCACCCATGCCGCAATGGAAGTGTCCGTTGAAATATGGGGATGGGGACCAATACTCTACACACAAGTGGGTGGAACCCCGACATTTGAAGCTCCCCCCAATTCCTTTGTCAACTGGTCACACATTACGGTCAAAAGAAATACTGTAACAATCACAGACTGGTGGGTGTTTGAGTGGACACTTGATAACGACCTAGACCGGCAGCCAAGCAATACTGGCGCCACTGCTGGAATAAAGCGGGGAACAAGAACCGTGACAGGAAGATGGGCAAGATCCGTAAGCGATACGGGAGGTCTTGGGAATGTTGAGCTTGACGAATCAAAGGATGCGACGGCAGTTGACTTGGATGTCATCATCGACTTGGCAGCAGATCACACATACTCCTTTGTTGACTGTGCTTACACAGATGCCTCGTTAAACCATCCAATCACGGGCATGGCTGGGCGAAGGATGGAGTTCGTTGCGACAAGCTTTTCTGTAGCCTAGTTCACTGAAACTGCATGCCAGAAGACTCGGTCGAGTTTACTTTGCATGCTCCAATGGGAAGAGAATCAAAAAAGTACAAAGTAAAATATGCCAGGTGGGTTGCAGACATGATTGCGGAAAGGGAATCAAGGGATGCTCATGGAGAAATTGATACGCTTGCCCTCTGGATAAAGAGATTAACCAGGGATATTACAGACTCTACTGGAATCCCCCTCAGCGAAGACCAGATAAGAAAGATGGAGCGCTGGGAGAGCAACGGGCTGATTCTGTGCTGGTTCAAGGTCAACGAGGTACCTGCTGAAAGTTTTTTAGAGGATTTGCCGAAGGACGAGAAGGGGGACTCTACAAGTATTTCATCCTAAAGACAAAGCTTCACATGTCAGAATCAGAACTGCGTGACATGTCAAAGGCTGACATAGACAAACTCCTTATTTTGTACGAATCCAATAAGAAGGCGAAATGAGTGGGCTGGGGGTAGATGCAGATGTCAATATTAATCTGGAATTTCAGGATAACGCCACTGCCCAGATTGACACTTCGACAAAATCCATAAACAAAAACTGGAGGGAGATGCGTGATCAACAAAGGGCAGTCGGGCGCCAGTTTGAGCTAAACCACAGATCTTTCACACAGACGGCAAGATCCATCCAGTTCATCGGCAGCGTGGCAAACAGGGCGATTAACATCTATCAAGCATGGCAACTTTCACAAATTAGGCTAAACGATGCACAGAGAGAGCAAAGAGACCTACAAAGGCAGATAAACGAGGCAATACGTGAGGGCGACTTGCAGAAAGCCGCAGACTTGGAGGAGGACAAGAAAAAAGCAATCGAGGATGCAAACAGGGCACTGCTTGATCAGATAGCATTTTATATTTTAGCTGGAACGGCAGCCGCTGGTTATGCTGCAAATATATCAAAGAAACTCATACCCGCACTTGCAAAACTTGGAGGAAAAACCTCTACTACTCCTTCAAACGTGCCGACAACTGGAGGCGGAAACGTTCCAAAAGGTACCACGATTGGACCAAAACCCAAGTTTTCCCTTGGGGCTGGGGGGAAGGTCGGGCTTGGTGCTGCAGGGCTTATTGCGGGAGGCTTGCTTGAAAATGTGCTAAATTCAGATGATCCGCTAGAGGCAATAAAGGAATTTTTCTTTTCTAACAAACTCACACCTGAAACAAAAATCATAATCAAAGTCAATGTCAACGGGACAGAGCAAGTGCAGGTAATTGATTTAAACAATCCATACGTGGTTAGCTAATGCCAAACGTAACCGAGTGGATAATCCGCAAGTCTGGAATAAATTATACAATAGCCAACGATGGCGCAGAAATCATCCTGCGTACAAACCAGCAGTCAGAAGCTCTGATTCCAATCGATAATACTTTATCAAGTGCCCCAACAAGAGGAGTTTTTGCATCAGAGGATGAGATTGAGCTTTACATTGGAAGCGTAATTGCTGCAAACAAGATGATGGTGGGATACATCGATGTTCTACCAGATACCCGAAATCCTGATAGAAGTTGGGCGGAAGTTCTTCACATAGAAGACTGGACTTCATATCTTGCAGCAAAAACGATCTATGAAACGATAGAGGCATCATCTGTAACCAGGACAAAAACCGCCAGCCAGATTCTTACAAGTTCGGCCGCCGAAATTGCTGGGCTTGCTACAAATATCACCGCATTAAACACCGCAGCGGAGGAGATGAAGAGATCATTCAATGGAACATATGTGAAAGATGCTTGGCTTGCAGCCGCTGAAAATGCGGGGGCTGACTTTTTTGGGGATGAAACCAAGACCCTACAAGCCTTTCTTCATGGGGCAAGAAACCTGACGGAAGTTGGCACGGGCTTGATTTACAAAATCAAGGATATTCCCTCTGTGAGTGCCGACACTCTGATGGTGGAACACCAGTTTCAATATCAGTTTGCGCAGGATGCCACACAACGATACAGAACGGTAGTCGCCACAAATGGAATAATCCAAGGATTTCCGCAAGACCCAAACCAATTCCAAATACAGCAAATAAAGCATGATCAGAATGGAAAAATCTTTTCCAAGTGGTTCAGGCACTTTGGGGGCTTGGCAGAATGGGACATTGACACGACAACCAGGAAACCAGTCGATTTCTTTTCAGCTACTGATATCGGCGGAATTGTGATCCCCACTATAAAACTAAACATTGATACCGCAACCATGGACGCCAGCACCTTCTTGCAGGGGGCGGAGTATGACAAAGATGGAAACATCATAACAGAGGACATGGGGCTCGCAGTAACAGATTATCTGGACGTGCAGTTTTTTATCAAGTTGAGCCTTTCTGGGGCAACTGTCAATCATGTTATAATGAGACTTTATGACGGAGCAGGCAGTGGCAATTATTGGGAGAGAGATATCATCGGAGACCTTATTGGCGGGGGGGCTGCATGGACAGTTGTAAGATATCGCCTTCCAGCAAATACAGTTGACAGTCCTTCCAATGGATGGACAAAGGTTGGAACTCCAGTAGCTATTGATGCTTGCTACCTCCAGTTTGAAAACGGCGCTGCAGTGATTGATGGTTATACCGCTGGCTCATATGTTCAGTTCGGGCAGTTCCAGTTTATCAGAAGGCAGCGGGTAACTGTCACTGGTGCAGGAACACCCGCAACTGAAAAAATAATCATCGACGCAACGATGAAAAGCCAGAGGGGGCTTGAAACGCTTGCGGCAAAGGAGCAGGCAAGGGTTAATGTTATCGCAAACACTGGATTTTTTACAATCCTTGGAAACCAAGCCTTCAAGAAGCCAGGATACAACATTCAGGTAGATTTTACCAATACCATGGGCTCTGGTCGTTCTGGAACGGTAAGGATTGAGGAGATCAAACATTTCCTAAAAAACGGCAAGTATTACACCGAAGTACATTTTAGTCCAGCCTTCCAAAGACCATAGCATGGCAAGACTAGCTATTCCCATAAATGTCTCAAGCCGAGCCAGAAAGAATGACGAGCGTGTAACCACCCAGCTAGACATCCCCGATGCTCTCCTGTCTACTATCACCTTCCCATAATACCTAAAACGACCAAGGGCATAATCTGAAACGTGGTACAGCTCAAGGTTTCAAGGGGTCAATATACTGGATACACGGTTCTAGCCAATCCCATGGATGCAGACCTTGACTTTAACGGATTCAAGGCAAGAATCAGGGAAATTGTAGCACCTGGCACACCTCCAGCAAATTCTGTTTATTTCTATGCAAAGGACAAGGCTGGAGTCTCGGAATTATTTTATAAAAATGACGCAGGAACAGAACGGGATCTAAGTGCAGCAGGAGTAGCTTATCCTCTTACTCCTGACAAAAATGCAAGAGGAAATGTCACTGGAACCGTGACAATTGATCTTTCACTTGCAAATGCTCACGTTCAAACCATGACACTTACTGGAAACATTACATTTGTTTTTTCAAATCCTCCTGCAAGTACAAAAAACATCCAATTCCAGCTTGATATTTCACAAGACGCAACAGGAGGCAGAACCATCGCTTGGCCAGCTTCTGTAACAGTTATACCATCAATAAACTCAGGTCCAAGTGAAAGAACCGTCATTTTATGTCAGACAAGCGACGGCGGAACAACATATGACGCCTTCAATACTAGCAGTTCGGCATCAGTCTTGAATGCTGCAAACAAAACATTATCAAATCTAACAAGCCCGACAGCAATCAATCAGCATTTACTGCCAGAGGACAATGGAATCAAAAATCTAGGAAGTTCGTCATTTAGTTGGAACCAACTACATCTCTCAGAATTGCGGTTTGTCACTTCTGGAACACTTGATGCTACAATTCCAGAAATTACAACTAGCACGGGAAACATGAGAGTTGGAGTAGCTACTGCGAAACTCATTGAAATGTATGTTAATGGAACCTTAGAGTACGAGTATTCAGCTACTAATCTTGACCTGAAAAGTAACACGGTGTCTGGTCTTGGAGCAACAATTACAGGAAGTACTGCAACCAACATCTTACGACAGGATATCAACGGATGGTCAATCGAGGTAGGAACTGGAGACACGGTTGATTTTTCAATTAATTCAATTGTTCAATTAGAAATTTCTGCTGGTGCCACACCCAAGATTTTGATTGCTGGAGGAAATGCACTGGAATGGAATGCGGAGGGCAGTATAGTAACTGGAACAACAAACATCAACAGAACATCAGCCGGTCTTGGATATAATGCTCTGACAGGAAAGAAGCATGACTTTTCAGTAAACAATACAATAATGGCACGAATAGATGCGGACTTTCTTTCAATAGAAGATGGAAACAGTCTAAGGTTTGGCATAGCTGGCACAGTCAACACGGCAGAGGTTGAGATACGAAGAACAACCACTTACTTGAATTATCATACACCGACAAGCATGTTTCATAGATGGCAGATTAATGGAGTAGACAAATTAGAACTTGATTCAACAAACCTAATTCTAGGAGTTGGTGTTTTACGATATAACGTAAGTGCTGGTGGATATTCTGGAGGTAGCTATGAAATTGTCAGACTTTCAGACCGCATTAACTATAATGTTCCCACGTCTATAAAACACCAGTTTGAAATAAACGCAGTTGCAAGTCTTGCAATCACCAGCTCTTCGTTAGATGTTGTGCCAAAGATTGACATTGTAACAATAGGCTCCGATCCTGCAACCCCTGCTGCTGCACACATGGCACTTTACACAAGGAATGAGGCTGGACTGTCCGAATTTTACACAAAAAACGATCTTGGAAACGTGGATCAAATTTCTGGCAGAAGCAAATGGAGAGTAAGAAGACCATATTCTGTATTTCCACACATGGCTACAATCTCAACCATTGAAGGACAGTGGAGCACAACGTTTACTATCAATGCTCCAGTTGCATGGACAAACACAGCAGATTCAGGAAACGGTGCAGCGAGAAATTGGTTTGTTACAACAACCAACGGAGATGTTGGAATCATCCAGACGGCATTTAACTGCATGAGCCGAAGTTTAGATCCAGATTTCACAATCAAATTTAAAATAAATGCCACATCGTTAAGAAGATTTTGGGTTGGATGGTTTGCATCAACTCCAATGGCATCAGATGCCCCAACAATCGACCACTTTGGGCTGAGGCTTTCTACCTCTGCCGGAAGCACTAACTTTGTTTTATCACATGCAGACGGAGCCACACAGGCAGAAACGAGTATCCAAGCTACTGATACATCAATTCACACAATAAGACTGGTTGCAGACAATGCAAATTCAAGATGGGGATTTTCATTTGATGGAGCGTCAATAACTTGGATAACGACAAACATTCCAGCGGCAGCAGATGCCTTGGGGTTTGTATGCCAAATGAGAGACTTGGATGCAGCAGATAAAGACATGGACTTTTTCTGGGTTGAAGGAAGTGCAACAAAGTAATGTACAACCAAAAAGTACTGATCATCATGGTCTGTGTTTCAATTCTTTTTATTCCGGTCACATTGTTTGCTCAACAAAACATAATACATCAACAGCATGAGGAAGTGGACTCTAAAAGTTGTCCTGAACTACTAAAGGCAACGCAGAACATGAGTTACACTAAAAGCATCCAATCCTTTGCAGACAGAAAGTATGCGTGGTATTGCACGGATGGCGACTGGTAGAATTTTAATAATAGAGGATGGAGTCTAATGGCATGGCAGATATTTCTGGCGGCGACTCTTGATTTGGGCGGAGACATAGAATTTCTAAGGCAGAAATCACTAAACGGTGATCTGATCATTAGTGCAGTGGAACGTATAACAACTGGAACGACAGCTACATACACACCAGCAACAGGAAAGACATTTTTCTTATACAAGGCATATTGTAGGGGGGACGCAGGTGCCTCAAACTCCTCTTATGATGCGGAATTGCAAAATGATGGTGCAGTGAAGGACATTTGGGATTATGTTGAAGGTTATGGTTCTGTCAACGGAGTAGGTGGATCTGATCTTGGTCATACATCTATCATTCAGGCAGACAAGCTTGTTGGAAACTCTGCCAAGATTTATAGAATTGAGGTTGTTGCTATATCTAATGTTAATGTACTTGGAGTTATTATTGGGTGGATTGAGAACTCATGACAGTTAATGAAGTTAATGTCACTTGTCCTTTATGTGGAAATGACAAAGCCGATTTTTGTGGTTTCTACTCAGAATCAACACATGATAAAATTACAAAGGAAAAAATCATCATACAGAAAAACCATTACAAATGTCTAGGCTGCAATAAGGGTTTTTTTGTGGAAAGAACAGATGCCAACAAGCATGAAGAATTCCTAGCGAAATGATCACAACTTGTCCTGAATGTGGAAGCTCCAACGTACGAACCTTTTCAATTTTCAAGGAAGCAAACGACATATGGGAATGGTGGAAGGGCTGCAACAATTGTAACTGGGAGGCAAGAGATGAAGATGAGGAAAAAAAGCATCCAGAATACTATGAAAGGACGGAGCTAAGCCCTGCAAAGATATCAAAGCACAAAGTCAAGGTAAAAAATTAAAATTCGGAAGGCACGTCTGCTGGAGCTTCCACCTTGGCATTTTTGTATCTGTCATTTGTCCTGGTGAAATGCTTGCCATCCTCTGAAAGGGTTCCGCCTGCCTGCTCAAGTTCCTTTTTTGCTGTCTGATCAACCATGCAATAATACCTTAATACGCTTTGATAAGTCTTTATTGTATGCCTCTTAGTTGGAAGCAGAGATCGGCGAGGATTGCTGGAGCCTATACGCTTGGCTTTGGTGCGGGCTTTGCAATCTCAATAGATGCCATCATATCTGACCCGATCATAACTTTAATTAAAGCTGGAATCGGTGGGATGTTGACAGCCTTGCCACAACTCAAGAGGATGCTGGAGGAATACAGCCGTGGAAGATAAGGAACTCGAGGAAGAGTGCTCCTATTTTAAACAGTTCATCCAGGGAATATCTGACATCTTCGACTAGGTTCCAGACAATACGTAAATACCCCAAATTGCACAACAGCTCATGCAAAAAAGCAAGCTGGCCAGCTTGACCGCAATAGTAGCAATTCTTGCTACTGTGAGCACGTCTAGTCTGGCTTTTGCAGATGAAGAAGATAGCATAACACAGACTTTCTTCGAGCGAGCAGTTGCTGAGGGCGCAGGAGTCGCAGCAGCATCTGGCTTTATGGCTGGCGCCATAATGCCTTTGATCTTCGTTCTTGGAAAGTTTGTCAAGGCTGCACTCGCAGGGCAAAAAACAGAATCATGGGACTGGTCACAGTTTCTGATAACTATTGCATCTGGAACCGGAGTCGGCTATGTAGGATACATCTTAGGTCTGCCAATAGAGGCAACTGCAGCAGGGGTTTTCCCTTGGTTGCTGTTCTACATCAAGGTCATACATCCAATCATCCGCAACGCAACCATGAAGAAAAAGGGAGCATCTACTTCCTAATAAGTATCAGCAAGCCTTTTTAGCTGATACCCCTTTCATCTTTTTATGGTCGATGAACTTCTGACAGTGATTGCTGTCTGTTCTGCCATCGCTGGGGCGATTGGCTCTGACCTAGAAGAATATTGGTTTAATCCTGGAAAGTTTGACAGAGTCAAGTTTGCAAGGGCTGTATGTTTATCAATCATCCTGTCATTTGGGCTTGTTAATATTGAAATGCTCACTGATGCAGTAATGCGAATAGGATACGCAGGACTGGTTCTCATGTATGTGCCTATTGGCTATGGAATAGACAAGGGAAGAAGAGACAAGGTGGACAGAAGCCAAGTCCTGCCAGACCTCATCCCAGAGGAACTGGATGAAAAATAAGGCAAAGTTCATACTGGCTGTCCTGACCATCCTTCTTGGAAGCGGAGCCACAATCTTTGTGTACAATTACACCGTGAACATATCCAATACCAATATAGAAAATGACGATCTTCTCGAAAAGGCAAAGCAGGCGTGCAAGTTGGAGCAGGTGCCCGAAAAATACAAGGATCTTTGCAACATAGTGGACATTCTGGAACCATAAGCGATATTCTTTTCTAATAGTACAAACCACCAAGAACGTGGGACGGATAAATCCAAAAACTGGACAGCCTTATCGCAAAGGAGCTACAAGCCCAATCCATGACGAGCAATACACGGTCACGATAATTGATGCCATCAGAGCAATTAATGCAGATCCTGACCTGCAAACTGACGATGTTGCCAAGGCAAATCTTATCAAAAAGATTTTTGCTTTTAAAGGCCAAGCCTTGACAGACTATCTTAACCAGATCTACAAGCGGGCTTATGGAGTCGATGCAAACACCACAACGCCCCTTGCAAAATGGGCGCAGGAAATAGCCGAGCGAAGAAACAGAGAAAAACTGCGCTGAAATGAAGCGTTGCGCCAAGTGTGGTCACAGGATCAAGCTTGTAAATGGAAGGTGGTTTCATAATTTTAGATGGATTCCATCTAGCACCCAGAAATGGCAAGATGATTTAAGGCTAAAGTGTGGTGAGCCAGTCAGAATTGAGGGAATCCTCAGACCGAATCCTTGTGGGTGTCTGACTCCTGAGAGAGGCTGATTATTCGCTTTCTGAGTCCAGGATAAAGATAATCCAAAAGCTCCTCGGTCCTTTTGGTATCTGGTGGCTCATCTCTTGAGTCCAAGATTAATCATTTCCACTCTAGGCATAAAAAAGATTTTGATGTCTGGATTTCGTGCCTAAAACCCACACACCAATAGTGAACGACAAACTGATAGAAAAATAATTTTTTTAATATTGATATGATAGATATGATAAATATTATTTTCCTTATTTGTTCACATAGGAAATGATGGTGTGTGGGTTTTGTGCCTAAAATTCAACAGACTGGCAGTTCTGTTTATGCCTAGAGTGGAAATGCCAGAACAAAAGAGCGGTAGTCCTTTTAATCATAAAAGCCCTTTTCATCTTGGGTGGGGATGCTGGAAGATCTACTGCTCGCAACCAGTATGTGAACCAGCGGAACCACCTAAAAAAACTCAGAAATAAGCCTATTTTCTGTATATTTTTCAATTGCACAGTCTATGCAATAGAATTTGAGCAGTCCGCCAATCCCTCTATTTGCCCTTCTGGAATCCTCATACCATGCCTTGTGGCATTTTTTACAGATTCGCTTATGGCTCCTGAACTCCTGGAGAATTTTTCCCTCTGTCGTGAGTTTCTTGCCAGGTAAAAAAGATAGAAAATCGCCAGTAATCTTGGATTTTTGCAGACAGAAGTAAGGCATTGGAAAGGGTATGTCGCTTTAGTTTTAAAATCTGGATAGCTTGCACTATTTGACCAAGCCTAGCATGGAAAGGTCGGCTTTGTACTGCCCGAACTTTGTGCCCTTGGTTATCAGTTTCAACTCTGCCAGCTTGGGAAAGCTGATCTTACTCATGGCGGAAGCATTGGCATAGCCCAAAAGAACCGCAAGTCCCTCCCTTGTGAACTCTTGGCCTTCCCTCTGGAATAATAAAACCACAACAGCCCGCTCTCCCTTGGTGAGCGCCGCCATCTTTTTTTGAATTCCTGGAAGTGAAAGAACTGGATGATTTTTGATAAAGTCATAATGTTCGGTTTTTTCAATTGGAGTTGTAGTCGCTGGCATGACTTCGTTTATTGTTCGGATTCGCCTCGTGGCTGGTTCTGTTCTGGCTGCTTGTATTACCTTTTCACTTATTCCCTCCCTATGAAGCACTATCTTGAAGCCCTTATCCATGACCCCAAAGAGGCGCTTGTGATCAGTCTGATACTCCGAAAGGGTCATGATTATGTGTCCCTCACCATTGGTGTTTTTTCCATGGAGGAGTCTTGTGAATCTCTGGAGTTCCTGCCTGCGGGAACCAAAAAGCCAGGAAACTTCGATCACCCTTTCAATGTCTGGAAGACTTACGCCCTCATCCCCTACCCTAGAAACGACGGCAACTGGCGAGTCTTGGATTGTGTTGAGTCTCTGCTTTGTGTCACCAAAGACATGCGGGATATCAAAACGTTTGGAGATTAGCTTTCCCATCTCGATAGAGTCGGAAAAGATTATGGTCTTCCTTTCTTCCTGCAGCAAGCCTTCCAGTCTTTTTATCCGATCGGTTTCGCTTTTCACAATCCAGACGTTCAGGGTGGGATTCTGGATTATTCCCAGTTTCTTGAAAGTTTCCCAGCTTAGCCCCACTGGCCAGCCAGTGAGTGCAAAGATGTACTCTTCCCTCTGGTCTTCTCTTTGGGGGGTTGCTGAAAGCCCGATGGTGTACTTTCGTTTCAGAACTGCAAGCTTGGAGAACTCATTTGATGGCAGATGATGAACTTCATCAACTATTAAAAGTGACAACTCACGGGAATGGAAGTACTTTGTAGCAGATTGGTATGTCGTGACTACAACATCAATATCTCCAGCATCGAGATCCCTAAACACTTTTTTTCTCTGGGTCTCTGTTTGCCACCATCCAATCTTTAGATCAGTGTAAAGCTCCAAGCGTTCAACCCATTGTTCAACTAATAACTTTGATGGAACTGCAATCAAATGCGGACCATGCAAATGGGTAACTGCGTATATACCGAGGTATGTCTTACCAGTGGATGGCGGGAAAAATGCCCCAATATTGGAATATTTGGCAAACTCCTCCCATGCCTGCGCCTGATAATCACGGAGTTCAAAATCGCATTTTCGTTCCACCAAGTCGTCACGGTTCAGAGGCTTGGGGACAAAAGGCAGGATGCCGTCCTTGATCAGGTTAGCGAGAAACTCAAAGTGGCGGGTGTGGTCAATGAGAAGCCTGCCGTCCTTTTCCTGCCTCTTGATGAATGCCTTGTACTTGTCCTTTGCCTTTGAAACCTCGGAGCCAACAAGATACTCGCCGTCAAGATAGACATCCAGCGGGTCGGGAAACTTTAGCTCTTTTTTCAGAGCCTCGGGAAGTTCGCCCAGCCAGTCGACGTAGCGGTTCACCAGGAATATGTTAAAGGACGGCGTGGTCTTTTCAAGCCAGCCAAACTGCGCATCGATGAACTTTGGGATGACAAGATAGTACTCGCCCTCTCTTTTTCCTGGAGTGATACAGTACGGATACTTGAAAAAATTGTTTAGCTCATCCTTGTCAAGTTTGGAAGACTTGATGGAGAGGGCATATTTTGTGATCTCGTTTGTCGCCCACTCCCTTAGCTCGTTGGAGCCCTCTGCCAAGCTCTTGAATTCTTGGAGAGATTCGGTTGCTTTGTCAAGCGAATGGCTGAGTCGCTCCATTTTCAATGCAAAAGATAGATCCTTGGTTTCTGTCATTCTGTCAAACTCTTTCTATGACCTTTTATTTCTGGGTGTAATAATCTATACCGGTTCCGTTCTTTGATGGCTTTTAATTTTCTAGTGTCTGGAGGCACCAAGCCAGATTCTAGCAGAATCCTCATCTTGGTTCTCTGGTCAAGGTCAGCCCTTTCAAGCTGTAACTCGGTTTCATCTTCTGGTGCTGGCAAGATCTCAATCTCCATGGGAGTCGTAGTCCCATGTCTTCTTGCTTGGTAGAGATGCAAGCCACGACCTTTTGTACTGTTATACACTACTTGCCCAGAGAGATTCTCAAAAATTATTTTATTCGTATGAATTTCAGAATGACCATTACTCAGACATATTGGCTTTCCAGTACTGACAAGATATCGATGATAGTATATCGCTAGTTTCAATTCCTATCCTCTGGTTTTGGAACCCTTCCCAACAAAGTGAACAGGATCATCTCTTCGGTGTTTACTACCATCGTCTTTGGATTGTCCTGCCCGTCAACATACCACAAGCCGTCACCGCTTGCAAATAACTTCATGCCTTTACCCCGTGCCATTGTGGTCAGTCTGATATTGTGGTCCTTGGAACCAGTTCTAATCAGTAGCAGAGTCTCATACGTTTCATCGTTTGCCAGGTAAATGTCTATGATGCAATCACTGTACTTGAACCGCTTTATCTTGTCACCGAGGGCAAAACGCTCCACCAGATGCTTGTTCCTTTCCTTTGCAAGCTGTGCGCCCTCCTTGTCAATTTCAAGGATTGCATCGTCTAGGCTCTTCTCTCCAAACTTGTAATCGGATTCTTTTATCCTTATTCCAACAAAGTCGATGTCAGTGACTTCTTCCCTTTTTCGGCGAACCGAACCTGCTACTGTGAGAACCCTGAAATGGTGCCCCAGAATGCCGTGAATCTCGGAGGCTATTTTTTCTGCTTCTTGGAGTTTCATTTTTTAAATCCAAATCTCCAATTGGGGTTGATAATTAATTGGAAGGATTCATCATCCATGACTGTATGCCAAGGCATCGGGATTTCTTTTAGAATAAATTGGAATTCTTTTGAAAAATTATAATCTCTTTTATTGGCAAGATAATTCAACACTTCACCATAAAATTCGTCAAAAGTCATTTATTTACCATCTCTGGGTCATGCAAAAGTTCATGGAACGTCAGACCGACAAGACCATCCCTGTCATCAAAGAATCGCTTCTTGCAGAATTTACATTCAACCATTAGAGTGGCACTCCATGCTTTCTCTGCCTTAAACTTTCAATCTTGACCGAAGTGTAATGATTTACCAAAAACTGCTTTAGTTTTGTCTTCCACTGTTTGTCAGACTCCCAAATTTTCAAGACCTCAAAACCCAGTTTTTTATAAAATGCATCTCTCTTGCGGTCTCTGGTGTTTGTATAATCAGTGTGCCCCCTGTGCTTCTTTGCCTTGTGGTATCCTGTGTTTGCCTTTGCCTCTTCTTCATGCTCAATGATTATCTTGTTATGAACATCCACAACGTCAGGACAGAAAAAATCCCCCGTTTCTGGATCTTCGATTTTGGTTTCAAAGTCTCCCTGATCCCACTTGAATTGATATCCCCATCTGAATTCGTTTTCAAGCCTTCGGCACTCATTTACTATTTTATAGAGAACCATCAGATCGTTATGACCCGTCTTCAATCACCTCAAAGGTTACAGGCTGTCCATAGGAAGGGCAAAAGTTCAATCTAATCCTGCTACCAGTTTCAGGGTTCGTATACATTTCCAACCCGAGAACGATTGAATTGGCAAAGGTGCCTCCATCAGAACGCTCACTTACGTATTCCCAGTTATCAAACATCGGGCGACAACAGAACGAATCTGGCTTTAAAATTTCATAGTTAGCATAGAACGCTTCAAGTCCTTTGAACTCGCCAAGATTTCTTGGGCATTTTTTCTTTTTTAAATAAAACTTCATTTCTCACTCTCCTTTAGAATCTGTCATGCCTCATGCTTCCAGGAATGTCGCAGTCCGCACTTTGGGCATGGTTTCTTTGGCGTCTTTTCCTCGATTCGTTTTATCACTTCATCCCTTGATTCAATTTCGGAATATCTCATTTTGAAACATACTCCTCGATGGCTGACTGCTTTTTGTCCTTTTCCTCATTGAACTCATCATTTTTTGATTTATATTTTGGGTCTTCTTGGGCGAGTAGCTGGCGTGCCCTTCTTATCGTCTCTGGGTCTGTCGCCTTTATTTTCACTTCTGGAGTCAAGGCATTATACAAGCTAAAGCCATCGCAGTACTGCCAGTACGCAAAGACCATGTACTTGTTTCGCATTTCTATGAGGTCTGGCAGGTTATCAAAAAGCCATTTTATCTTGTCTTTGGTAGTATCTAGGGAATCAATATATTTTTGATAATCTGGCGGAATGGAATTGTCGCCGATTGCTTCACGGTATTCAGGGCAGGGACAGTTGAAATTAGAACAGGCTGGACTTGCTGAAAATCCATGCTCATGTCCACAAATGCAGGTCATTTGGCAACGAGTCCATAGAAAATAACGGATGCCATTATTCGTCTTTCCCTTACTGCTTCCTTGTAATTTTGTGCAAATTGTTCAGGAGTCATGGCGCCCTGCGAAGTTGGAAGGGCTATCTCTTTTTCTGCTACTTTCTTGGCATACTCAAATGAAAGGTCAATGAGTTTTTTCCTATAATCAAAAAGTTCCTCGGGGCTCATGGTCTTGCGCCCTTCTTTTTTCACTGGCTCGCTTCCACCTTGAGACTTGAAGCACTCTAGGTCAAAACAGGCTATCCAGTTCTTGTTGGTATCATCGCCTATGTTTTGCATGAAGATATCCTGACCTGCAACTGGAGCCTTTCCACACTTCTTGCAAGGCCAGAAGGAGCCATCGGTTTTTGCTTTGGCTTTGGTGATAAAGCTAGTCTGGGGCATTTTTCTTTCTCCTTATCTTGTTTAGTTCAGCCAGGAATTCAGGGTCTTTTTTTAGGCTCGCTTCTGTTTGGGCTCCAAAATCTCTATCGTTGCGCTCTGCCAATATATCAATTACATCCCCATAATCATCATCTACTACAAGATGTCGAGTCATCCAATAGGGGTAGTTTTGCCTGTTTAAAAACTTTAAAAGTTTTTAAAGACCAGAAAGAACCCCTTTGACATGGAACGATCAAGTATCCAAAAGGATGGCGACCTTACCGCCAGCGAGATCGTGCATAAACTAAGAGAAACCCAGATTATTTTGAGGTCTCTTATTGATGGCAGTTACATCTCAAGAACTGAAGGGGAAAAGATAATCCACAAAATTCAAGAACTAAAAGACCCGCACTTTCCAAGAATGGAAAAAGAGATGGAGATGATTCTATCTTGAGTGACGAGTTCACAAAACCACCAATCCACTTCAGCCTCACAACATGGGCTACAGACAAGACGACTGGAAAGATTCCTGCGGTCATCACGCCCTCAATCTACCTGACTCCAGAACAGATAGACGAGTTCAAGAAAGGCGGAATCTTTGACAAGGCATACAAAGCCTTTCGAGGTTTTGTCTTGGACAACAATCCGAATCTGGAACTGATAGGAGAAAAGGCATGAAAGAGAAACCAAAACCAAAGCTTAGGGGTCACGGGCACATCAATGTCTCAAACGTGAACTCGCCAAATTCGGAATGTATCACCCTGACTTATTCAATCAAGAACGTGGGCTCTGTCACCAAGGCAAGCCAGCTAAGAAAGGAACTTGATGATATCACTGGCGAGGAAAGCAAGACGCAGGTCGAGATTTCAAACCTTGGTGACCAGGAAGAGACAGTCGACATGAAATACAAAGTCAAGACATGCGAACATGAAGCAAGAGCCCGAGAAATCAAGCAAGACGTTGACAAGTTCCTCATGAAAAAGGGCGGACAGACCACCCTGACAGAGACATTCAACGAGGAACAGGAGGAAGATGAGAAGTGAAAGAAGGCTGTGCAAGTTGTGGCGGTTCAGTGGTAGATTCAATATCCCCTGACATCTGCCAGTCCTGCTCGTTGGAAGATAATTATTATGGCGTGGAAAGTGTGCTCCTCCATAACCAGAAGAAGGAAGAGCCAAAATTGGACTCCGTCCTCATACCTTATGAACCCAGCATGGATAAAAAATACATTGTCCCCTGTCCTGAATGTAAGAACCGAGACTGGAAGTTTGCAATCATTGATTTTAGTACTGAGATAATTTGTTCAAAGTGTGGGCATGTAGCATGATGAACTGCCAGAACTGCGGAAAGCCAATGTCAAGAACTGGTCACAAAATGCTGATGAACACCCTAAACAAACTCGTCTTCTTTGCATGTCCAGACGGTCACAAGGATCATGAAATTGTCCCGATGTCACCTGCGGAAATAAAGGGAATTGAACCAAAGGAGGAGCTAAAAACATGAAAGCTTGGCTGGCTCAAATCTCAAAGGAAATCCTGACAAGACATGATGCACACATTATAGCGTACAAACTGTACGTAGTGAGGCAAAAGACATGACCAACTGGTATCGAAATTATGATGATGTCCTGGCACTTGCGGGCTACCTGAAAGAAAAAGGCGCATTCCAAAGCGTCAATGACTTGTACGACTTCTTTGAAAAGCCTTGGAAGTGGGAGGCAGAATGGAACCAGATGCAGGAGCAAAAGCAATGACAGAAAAACGATGCCCCAAATGTGACCAGCCGATGGAGTTTGTGGAATACGAAAAAAAACCAAAGATGCCAAGATGGTGGTGCAGGAATCCAGACTGCGATCAGTTCTGGGTAAAAGGTAAAAAACCAGTGGAGGTACCACAGTCATGATGTACGCTTTACAAATAATGTCCCATATGGGGCATGAAAAGAAGGAATACGATCCCACAAACCAAGACCAGATCAGGGAAATCAAGGAATTCATTAAAGACAAGATATCCAAAGGCTGGAATCTTTATGGCGAGACCAAAGAGGGCGAGCTTATACTTCTAAGAAATGTTGACGACATAGACGATGAGAAACTGGCGGTAGTAGTGCATCAATGATTCCAGAAAAAGACATTAAAATAAATGAAGAAGGAGATATGAGATGAGTAAGTTAAAAATTAAATCTAATTCTGAGTTGGCTGTGTCTGATGTAGTATTAACAATAAAAAACAATTCTAAATTTGATATGGTTATAAACAGCATCGAAATAGATGGAAAATTTGTCAAATATCGGAGAAAAAAGAAATGATCCCAGAAAAAGACATCGTTGATGACAGACTAAAGGCAAAACAGGAAAGCCTAGATGGAAGTTGCGTGCATGTTTATGAAATACAACCATATTTGTTAACATCAAATCCACCACAATCAGTGAGTATTTGTTTGAAATGTGGCAAGAAACTAACGAGGTTTGTAATATGACACAACAAAATAGAACATGCCCAAACTGCCAGAAACCACTGATTAGAAAAATTGACTGGATTAGAGATTTAGAGGAAGAAATTGAAACCTTTAGTTGTGATACTTGTAATCATAGGGAGATTGGAAATTTAGTATGACACAACAACCTAAAATCCCATTGGAAGATGTCAACAATCCAAAAATGATAAAAGATGGAGTGATTCAAAGTGAACTCCTTGATATACAAAAACTAGACGATGGACTTTGGCATGTTATTCACAGACAGGGTGGAACTCTTGAGGAAGAAAAACAACTCAAACAACAAATCCTAGATGATGCAAAGAAGGCAGAAATATTAATGGAAGTAGAAAAAATACTATCTAATTATTGTGGAGAAACAAGTCAAAACGAAGGCTTAATTGAAACACTAAATCGAAAATTACAAGACTCCAAGATTGTAGATAAGATTAGAAACTGGAAAAATGATGTTAAAATCCAATTAGAAACAATAGAAAAATCAGAACCCTCTGGAAGTGACTATCATTTAAAAGTATTAGATTTACATACCAAACTCGAATCAATACTAAAGGAGAATGACTCAGGGAGTACAACAAATGGGTGATAATGTGTGAAACAATATTGCCTTGACTGTAACGAGGGATTTAAAAGACAAAAGCAGTTAGAAGAACATTGGGATAGATTCCATAGTCCTCCACGATTTCTTCCCGATGGAAGAATCAGACTAAATGCGAGCGACCAAATATGTTTGGTTTTAAAAGATATGATGGGATGGGAAGCCTATTTTGAAAAATCTAAAAAACTAAAACACTTCAAAGATTTAGAATATGCACAAAGATTACAAAGGTTTGAGTTAGAGAATAGCATTGAGTTTGTAGTTTGTGGAGCTGAGGTTAAATCGTATTTGGTGGTGAAATCATGAAATTAAAATTATGGCAAGTGCATTTTGGACATTCTAAATATCCTAGTGAATATCAAGATGTAACAGTCCATGCACCAAACGCTAGATGTGCAATAGATAGAGCCTGTAAGATAACTTATCTGACCCCAAAAGCAAATAGACGAAGTATGGTTGAAAGTGTGGATTTATTGGGAGTATCAGAAAATGAATAATACTTTCCTTACCAAAAGTGAGATTGAGAAGTATATAGAAGAACTCAAAAAAAGAGAGACGCACATTAAAAAATATGATTACGACACTATTCAACAAATCAAACGAATAAGAAAGGAATTACAGCATATAAGTGAGGTTCAGAAATAGATGAATTGGTATGTAAAAGAACAAAATATTCGATGGGAAGGTTATAAAAGTGGAATTACATGGTATATCATTGTAACAATTTTTAGTGATGGAGAGCACGTACACCAAGCAAACTACTCGGAGACTCTAAAATGAATAGAACATTTGTGATAAAATGTTAGAAACAAAACATAATCAATGTGATATATGTGGGAAAGAGTTTGCAACGGCATTGGGTTTTCATAGGCACTATCCGAGATGTGTGAATGATTCATTACAACATTATAACAGTTTTGGATCAAAGGATAAACAAAAATGAATATTGAAACTAAAGCATTGCCATTACAATATTCTCAAACTCATAATGCAAAATATATGCGAGAATTGAGAAAACAGCATCCAGAATTATTGGAAATACAATATCAAAAAAACAAACAGATAAGAATAAAACTTCTTGATTTATTGGGTAAAAGAAAATGTGTTAGATGTGGTTATGATAAAGACGTGGGGGCTTTACATATTGGTCATAAGCGAGGTGGTGCATATATCCAACGAAGAAGTGGTGGAACGTTGAAAATGTATTTATTCTATCTAAGAAATCCAGACGTTGCCAAATATGATTTGGAAATACTTTGTGCAAATTGTAATGCTATTCAACAATCGGAAGATAGAGAATTTTCTTGGTTGAAAAACAGTAATGCAATAAAGACTGACAACAGTGAGGAAATGTAAATGAGTCATGAAGAGCCCCCCCTAAAATGTGCCTTATGTAAGGAAGAAGCAACAACAGGGCTTAGAGGCAACCAGGCAACCAAATACCTATACGTTTGCTCTTTTCATGCTGGAGCACTCCAGATGATTATGGACATCCTAAACCTGCCAGACTGTATCAGATGGCGACCATTATACAACAAGGATGCAATACAATGAGCAGGCAGGAGGGCATGCTTCCATATTCATCAAAGGATGAAATCGAGGCACACTATCAATATCTTGTGAAAAAAAGGCATCCGCTTGGAACCATAATCAAGGTGCTCTTTCCCCTGACATATCAGGATCACACTTGGAGCACACTCCTGCGCCATTCCAATATCTCATTTAAAATGGCATACATCAAATGGTTAAAGTTCTGCGTAAGGCAGGGATTCATAATAAAAATTGAAGCCGATGAGTTTGGCAACCCACTCAAAAGTGTGCAGTATCGAATCACAGAAGATGGCAGAAAGGTGCTGGAGCTCTTCAAGGAAAAGACATGACAGTCATTAGTTCACAAACTATGACAGGGAGAAAGGTTCTTCTTGATCGTTTTTCCTCTTTTCCCCTTTCTTTGGTGATACCATGAAGGATTTGCCTCTTGGACTTGTTGAATATGAAAAGGAAAAGAAGCTAAGAAAGCCATCAAGGCTGACAAAAAGATGGCTTACCACATTACTTTATCTAATCCCCCTAAACCAGACAATGAATTTTATCATTCCATTCTACTGGAACCCGCCAAAGAAGATCATTGATGTTACAGCAGGAAACAGGCTCATCTGGGAGAAATTTCCATATAATCACAAAGACCTAAACTCTGACCAAGAAACCTGGCACGTTGATTTTTCAGACATCAGTCCACAAGCGAAGACCGATATTGTTTGCAAAGCACAAGACATAGACAAGCATGGTCACTGGGACATGCTTGTATGTGATTTTCCGTTCATAGAGATGGATAAAGGAATGGAGTCGTTTGGAACCAAATCCAGGAAGCATCAGATTCGTTTTCGACAGAACGAATCTGATGCTATGAGAAGAGAATTTTATTTTCGAGAATTTAGAAGACCGGCAGACTTGTTCAAAGAATCCCTGCAATCGTTCAATAAAGCAACAGACAGCTTGATAATCAAGATGGGAGATTCCCATGAAGACAGAAAGATGATAAACAACCATGTGGACGCCATCCTAACTTTTGACCAAAGGAGAAATCCAGAATCAGAATTTCATCATATAGATACTATCCATTATAGGGGCAATTACTCAAAGCGTGGGGCTAATGTACCTTTTGCTCAACCAGTGGTTTCATATTACTTGATCTTTAAAAAAGATCCTAATGCCCGATGAAATCACCTTCTTTGATGCCTTCGCAGGCATCGGAGGAATCCGAAAAGGTCTTGAGGAGGCAAGCCCGAGATTCAAGTGTATTGAAGGATGCGAATATGACAGAAACCCAAGATACATCTACCATAAAAGATTCAGCCACTGGCCAATGCGGGACATTACACAAATCGATGAAAGATTCCTCCCAGACTTTGACATCCTCGCTGGAGGATTCCCTTGCCAAGCTTTTTCAAATGCTGGAAGAAGAATGGGATTTGAAGACACCCGAGGCACGCTCTTCTTTGACCTTGCTAGGATTGCAAAAGAAAAACAGCCCAGCCTGCTACTCTTTGAGAACGTCAAGGGACTCCTCAACCATGACCAAGGGAGAACCTTTGAAACAATCCTCAACACAATGGATGAGCTGGGGTATGATGCGGAATGGCGTGTGCTTAACAGCAAAGACTGGGTACCCCAAAACAGGGAGCGCCTGTTCATTATCGGACATTCTCGAAAGCACGCCTTCAAAAAGATATTTCCTATCACGGAAGGCGAAGGAGTTCCTGATTCGGAGGGGACAGGGAAAACAAGACCATCAGCGAGGATTCGGGGCGAGGTATCTACAATTGACTCCAGATATGGGGCACTCAGGAACGCAGGAGAGACTTATCTAATAGTCGCAGATAGGACAAGAAGCAAACAGAAACTTGGGAGGAATCTTGAATCTCCGTCAGAAATATCCAAATCGCTAACCAGCGTACCAAAAGATAATTTGTTGATCATGTTGAGTCACACAAAAGCAAACATGAAGAAGCGAGTACAGAAAAAGGATGCTGTTTGGTGCCTTGATACAACTGGTAGCAAACAGGGAATAATCCAGCCAAAACTCAAACAAATAGACCAACTTTATGAAAAAAATACATCAGTTGGTAGAATCTATGATTCCAAAAATGGACTCTCCAAAACTCTCCTAGGTTCGCAGGGGGGAATGGGGAAGGCAACAGGACTTTACCAAGTAAATGACCAGATACGCAGGCTTACTCCCTTGGAGTGCGAAAGGTTGCAGGGATTCCCAGATGGCTGGACCTCTGGGCTACCTGACACTATCCGCTACCAGTGCTTGGGAAATGCGGTAACCGTGCCAGTTATAAAATACATAGGGCAGAGGATACTGGAGGCTGGGATATTTGGATAAACAAAAAATCAAGATCAAGATTCCAAAACTCATCCCGATTTCAAAGCTCAAACTCCAGAGCAAGAACATCAAGATACATACCAAGGCGCAGATAGAACTCCTTGGCAAGCTCTTTGAAATGGGTGGCTATTCAAACCCAATTGTAATCGATAAAAAGTTCAAGGTCTGGGCTGGCCACGGAAGGATCGAGGCTGCACTTGCAAAGGGCATGAAAGAGATATCATATGTTTTCTTGGAAGACTTGTCTGAAAAAGACAAGAAGGCGTACATGCTACTTGAAAACAAGAGCAACGAATCAGAGTGGAATCTTCCAAATGTAAGACATACCTTGGGCGAAATCCAAGACTTTGATTTTGAGCCATTCAATGTTTCGTTTGATAGCTTTTACATGCGAGACAGGGAGTTTATTCCAGGGGCAAATTCACCAACAAGGGCTGAAATTCAGGAGGTTACAATTCCAGACGAAGCCCCAAAACGTGCAAACCTTGGTGACGTCTTCCAGCTTGGAGACCACTTTGTAATGTGTGGGGATTCAACAAATCCTGATCACCGTGAAAAATTACTAAACGGGGCAAAGCCTGACACTGTAAAAACAGACCCGCCATATTCTTCTGGTGGAAGACAGGAAGCCCATAAAAAACAGGGAAGCATCGGCTCAAAAAGAATAACCGAGGACGGTCATGAGCTCAGCCCAAAGATAAAGATGGACGACCTATCAACAAGGGGCTACGTTTCACTGATTAAAAACTCGCTTTATGGAATCGAGGCTGATATTTTGTATATGTTCACAGACTGGCGCATGTGGGACTGGACGAGGGAAGCGGTAGAATCCGCAGGCTTTCCAGTAAGAAACATGATAGTCTGGGACAAGCTAACACCTGGCATGGGGATTCAGTGGCGTGGACAGCATGAGCTTATCTGCTTCTGCAAGAGGACATCTCTTGGAGGACCATATCACAAGGGAAACGTTCTGAATATCAAGAGATCTGGAAACGAGCATCACCCGACCGAAAAGCCAATCACCCTTCTGGTCGAACTGATAGAAAACACCAATGGTTCCATAGTCTATGATCCATTTGCTGGCTCTGGCAGTACTATGATCGCATGTGAGCAGTTACAGAAGAAATGCTACTCGATGGAGCTTGACCCCCTCTTTGTGGATATTATGATCAAACGCTGGGAAGATTTCACACAGAAAAAGGCAGTGAAACTATGACCTACCTGAACTCTGGGGACAGCAACTTTGACTGTCCAGCACTGGTCAAACTTTAAAAACGACAGAACCGAGGAAACTCATGGCGCAGATTCTTGAGGCAAAAAAAATAGTTCCGCCCAAGATTGAATGGATATGGCTTGAGAATTATCCGCTAAGCGACCTGCAGCAGGAGTTTAACGTGGCAGACTTTGAGCGCAGGATCAGCGGTCCCCATGTTTCCAAGATCTTGGATGGCATCTTGTGTAACGAATTTTATGATATTGTGATCCGAGCCATCAAAAAGCCAGATGGCAAGTATGCGCTCATAGACGGCCAGCACAGAATCAACGCCTTTATCCGTGCCCTAAAGGAGCACGGTCTTAAAAAATATACGTTTATGCTTGCGCTTTATCCCCCAGAGGAAGCCAGGAAAATCTACCGCAGGATAAACATCGGCAAGAAGCTAACAACTAATGATCACACCAAGGCGATGGACGACGGCACGGTTCCATTTTTCAACGAACTTCACTCTTACTTTTACCACTACCGCAATCAAGAAAGGATGTCATTTGTAGATATAATCTACACGCACCAATACGCCATACATGGAGTCATCAAGGGCAGGTTCGACAGTCTGGATCTCTTCATCAAGGATATCAGTGAAAAAGATAGGGAGTTCATCGTAGAGTTTGTCAAGGCTTTCAAGGATGTCGACAGTCATTTCTTTGGGAATCCAATCTACAAGAGCGCAATATATCGCAACATCTACCGAGTCTCAATGGATAAAAAATACAGATATCAACAAATTGTCGAGCTTATCTTCAAAGTGAAAAAGATGCCAGAGCTTGAGCAACTGGCCAAGGGAAGACTCAAAGAAGACTATGATTTGGCCTATTCAAAAATCAGCAACTTAAAATAGAAATAAGGAGTAGAAACTCCGCACAGTACGTAAGGCAGTGTTTCTTGGCATGTTACCTCCTGCAAGAGCTTGCATGCCAAGAATTTTACTACAAATGTTTATACTTGATTCGGTGGTTTGTCAAGCTAACATGCAGGAGATACAGACCAAGGTTCAGGAAATCCAAGAAAAGATCCAGTGGATAGAAGACAGCCTCTCAGGTCACACCCCCATCCATGAAGTATTCGCATCCTCTTCCCCAAAAAAAGACCTAATCTTGCAGTGGGCAGAATATCTGGAGGAGCTGGCAAAGCTTGGGGTCTATCAAAAACCCATCTTCACAATTTCAACACACATATCAAAACGCCTCCATGAACTGCAACTGGACACGGCAATTGATAGAGTGCGCCATATCCTGCCATTTAAATATAAGAATGAGAATAAGATGAGAGAAGAGGACGACGACGACAATCTGCGGTTGTCACGACCGCAAATTAGTTCCCAAGAAGAAGAACTTTACAAGGAAAATAGAAAACTTATCAAACTTTGCGTACAAACATCTGATTTTTACGCCACAGTTGTAGAAAAATTATATAAAAAACACTTTTTATCTAAAATTTCTAAGAAAGAAAAGAAAGAACTGGATGAGTTCTTCCTGAAATGGAAGAACATGCTCGAGTCAGCAAAAGACATACTGGATGAAAGAAATGAGGTGCCACACTCAAAGCAGTTTCTTTTCTTATACGCCAAGACTCTGGGAACCCTTGGCGGAACCTACAGCCTCTTTGTAAAACATCTCAGAGAATTTACAACCATTACACCCAAACAGGCATCCAAGATCTTGTCTGGGCGGTCTTCATTTCTTGACTCCATGTATGAACCAAAGAACAGGCTGGACGCCAAAAACTTGGGATTCTATGGATTTCCTTGCGACTACTGCAATTCTTGGAGAACCGAATACAAGGTGCACCCTGACAACAAAGAATACCTGGTGCACTGCTTCGCATGTGGAGAATGGATGTTGCCAAAGACCCAGCGTCTACCAAAAGCAAATTAATTAGGCTACTGCCAGACTATTAGTAGTCATGACTTGGGGCAAGCCTCTGACCAAATCGTGGGACGAATCAAAGACTCACTTCTTTGTAGGTGGTCTTTCAATATGTAACAAGATAAAACTCACAGAACTGGACTATATCCAATATACAACAAATCCACAAAATATATGCATTTCCTGCAAGATTGAACTGCAAAAGGGCAATCATTTGAGGATTGATGCCTAAATCTTTAGATAGTTCTGTGTGAGACTAATTGATACCTTGGCAGGAACAAAAGACCCCCAATTTGAGACCAAATCAAAGCTAACCATTTCACAAATAGCCAGGCTAAAAGACGCTATCAGGTATACTAATTTTGGTAACTTTTCCACACTGAACGCTCTAAAATACATCAACTCTGGAATCCTTGGTCACAAGGAAGTGAAGAACAAAGAGCCAGAACCCATCAAGATTTCAAGGGCTACTTATTTCAGATATAAAGATGAGGCATTAGATCCAGAAGAAATCCAGCGGGAGATAAACGAATTTATGAAAAGCGGTTATGTCATAGACATGATGAGCATCAGGGCAGTGCTCAAGGAATTCTTTGCCATGATGGAGCAGAACATCTACAATGCTGAAACCCCACGAGACAAGCAGTTTATCATAAACTCCATGATCACAAGGCTTCCCCTTTATGCCCAATATCTTGAGGTCTTGAGGGTGCTTGCCGACAAGGGAAAGCTCAAAGTGATACCACATGGCGAAGAACAAGTACATAGAGCAGTCGCTTGAGGCGTGGCATCCGATTCTCTATCAAGAGATAAAGAAAGAAGACGAACTCCTTGAAGCCCAGCGCCAGTTTGAGGAAGAGGCAAAGGAGCTAGAGTCCTCACTTGAGCACAAGTATATGGTTGGGCTTGAGTACTGCGGGTGGCTCCCAGAAACCACGCTACAAGAAAAGAGACTCAAGAAGCAAGTCCAAGCCTGCTATCCATATTGTTGTTTCAACCATCAAGCAGGGCTACCAAAGAGAAAATACCGAGACCAAGAAACCAATGAAGAAAGAGAGGGTGAGCCCGTCGAGCTGTATGAATACGAACATCGAATGGTGAAAAACTATGAAACCCACGCATATTATGCACAAAACAAGATCAGGGGAGCGGGGGCAACTGAGATCCTTGCCGTCCGCCACATGGCGTACAAGTACGCAGTTGTCAACAGGATCGAGGGAAGAAAATATCTTTTAGCAGCAGGAGTTAACCGTAGTGTGGCAGTCGGAGTCTTCCGCAGAATTGTTGTACTTCTCAAGCCGTTTCCTTTTATCTATAAGATAATACCAAACAGCCTCAATCCCACAGTTCTCTTGTTCAGGGGGGGAGGAGAAGCCAAGGCACTATCAGCACACCCAGATGCTGCGAGAGGAGAAGAAAACGTCGGTGATGTCCTGCTTGACGAAGCTAGTGCTTGGGAGCTTGTCGACGATGAGCCAGTCCTGAAAGCCTACGAGCCGTTTGTTGCAAAATCAGGTGCCCATATTGGAGTCTTTGGAACTCCAAAGGGACAGCGGGGATTCTATTGGACGAAGATCTTCGACCCTGAGCTTCCAAGAACAAAATACTACAAGCATCTCGTGACACTCCAGGAAGTCAAGAACGTGCCAATTCCAATCATTGATGTTGCAGAAGCTGAAAGACTGAGGCTTGAAGACCCAGACTTGTATGCCCAAGAGTTTGGCAACCAGTTTATCCTGCCGTCGCTTTCTATCTTTGGTAGCGAGTTTCCAGTGGGAGAGCATCGGGCTGAGTTTTGAATCTGGAAAAAGAGTTTGAGCAGTGGCAGAGACTAGTAAACCGACAGGCTTTTCTTGGTTACAGCAAAAGAAGACGTATGTACGTAATCAAGGAGTATAGAAAATGATAGACCCCGAGGAGAACGGATTTTTCACCAAGATGGTCGACGAGCTTGTGGAGTACTCCAAACAAGATCCACAGCTTGCGGACGGCATAAGATGGATAGACGAGACAGCCCGTAAAAGGGGAGTCTCGTTTTATGAGATGGTATTTCAAGTACTGCATAAATACGATATTACACTAAAAGCGAAAAACTGGATTGATACAAGATCATGACTTATGGGATTGATGAAGTAACGGCAGATATGGAATACATCGCAAGAAAGAATCCAAAGACACTCTCTGGATATTATGATAAAGATGATGTCTGGCATCAAACCGTGGCTTTTACTATATCAAAGGAGGCTGTCCAAAAGTTCTGCAAACATATTTTTTTAAATAATAAAAATTGTTGTATCTGTGGAAAAGAGAAGGCATGCGATATCTGATATCAGTTGACATGAATCTACAAGGATTCACTTGGATTTACATAGGAAAAGAAATCTGGATGCTAAACTAAGATGTACAACGAGATACTTCCGAATCTGTTTCTGGGCGACCTGCAAGACGCCATAGACTTTGCCTCCCAGATGGATGGTCATATCTTAGTAGTACTGGAGGCACGACCAAGCAACGAACCGCTTCATGCAATCCATATCCCTATCTTGGATTCAAAGGGCTATGCATACAGCAGCCATCTAAACAAGGTGTGCCAAATTATTGATGCTTTGCTAAAAAAAGGAAAACCCCTGCTTGTTCACTGCGGGGCTGGCATAGAGCGTTCACCGCTCACCATTGTCTGGTATCTCCACAAATACTATGAAATGACACTGGAGGAATCTTATCAGCATGTTATAACAAAAAGAAACCAAGTGGCAAAGAGACTGGAGTGGCTGATAATAAATGAGTGAGAGAGCACTAATCGAGCGACAGCGACAGGAGCAAGTCAAAAAAGAGGCAGAGCTTCCGCCACGCCCTGCCAGAATTGCAGCAATAGATCCTGGAACACAGCAAGACTCTTTTGCCATGGTAGGAATCGAGTGTGACAGGAAGGACATTTTCATAATTGGTGCAACTCAGTGGAAGCACCAAGATTATCCAGCCATGGAAGAACAAGTGGCAGTGATTCACAAGACAATTGTAAACAGACCCTTTGATCATATTGCAGTCGAGGTCAACAATACAGGGCTTCACGTCTATCAATCAATGAGAAGGATGGGACTTCCAGTGATTCCAGTCAATACTGTGCGGGAACTCAAAGACCCTAAAAAAATCATGCTTGGAAACAGCATGAACAAGATCGACATGGTTCACTGGATGAAACGCATGCTACTCCTTGGAAAGATACAGTTTCCAAAACCCGAATACTCCTCACCAGGAACACGGCTCCTCCAGAACCAGATGCCAAAATTCACAAGAAAGCGAACACCGTCTGGTAAGCTGTCATATGCTGCACAAGGCAGGGAGCACGATGACCTTGTTATGGCACTCTTGATAGCCTGCTACGTAGCAAGAAGAAAGTATCTGAGAAGCACTGGTAAACTGGTAATCCAACAATCTAGATATAAATTCAAAAAAAAATACAATAGAATAGAAGACTACATGCCAGAGATGCAGAATCTCGGTGGCGGTTTTGCAAAAATAAGGGACATCACAGTAGTGGGCTCACGCTAATTCTTTATTAGTAGTATAGTTCCATGAAATTCATGTCGACAGACGAGCTCGCAAACTTGGAATCAGAACTTAAAAAAGCAAACGAGGTTCTGATCATGAAACCAGAAAGCAAGTACTTCCAAGACAGAAAGGAAGACTTGGAGGGAAAAATCGCCGATTTGAAACCAAAACCCGCAAGACGGGCTGGCAGAGAAGAATAGGCGATTCACTATCTTTTTTAATATTAGAGGTCAACACTTTGCTGGCTGGCTACTTTGGTCATATAATGAAAGCCAAGGATGGGGAGTGTTGGTCCTATGGATCTTTGTTTCCTCACATTTGTCGCCAGCCACATTACCCAAAACACCTTTTATCTACATTAGTTCTAGCCAATGTAATTGAGCCAAACAGCAAAAGTTCCCAAGAAGACCCCCGAGCCCAGACCGCTTGTCATTAAATTTGGAACAAGCAGACCATACAAGGGATTATCTGTCAAGCTTAAGCAAGAGGTCAAAGACAAAAAGAAAAAACTGGAGGTGGCATCCGCTGGCGAAGGCCAGACAAGAACGATAAACAATGTTCAGACCACTTCTGTAACACTTTATCGCAAAGTCAAACTGATTCATTTTTCACAAGACCCGTACGAATCCATCCAAAAGGAACTCATGGAAGCAACAATCCGCCGGAACTTCTGCGCCAGGCTTTCCCTCTGGGTAAGGGAACAGATGGCATACCGCAAGTCCAAACTTGTAATAGAACTGACAGATTCTGACAAGCTACTACTGTCAGAGGAAGATGCACAAAAGAAACTGGAAGGGCTCAAGAATGACAAAAAGAATAGGGAAATTTTAAAGAACTTTGATGTCAGGGATAACAATCTAAAGCTTCCACAGATGCACGTCAAGGTCTTGGCATGGCAGGGCTGGATGTTTGGGCGTGGCGCCATCATAATTTTATACGAGGATGATTCATACAAAAAAATCAAGAGGCTCTACACTCCAAACTCCAGAAGACTCGGAAATCCAGTTCTTGATGAAGAGAACGATCTAAGTTTTGAGGGCTGCATAATTGACGGTGAGGGCTTGGACAAGGACTCGATGATCTATGCAACATACCAAGAGAGAAACATCTCGCCACACACTGAAGGCTTTGGCTATTCGCCTACGGAACCAATCATCTATTTTGCAGAGGCGCATAATATCTTCTTGGAAGAAGATACCCCCGAGATTTCAAAATCCGCATGGCTTCCAAGCATTACGCTAAAGGTAATAACGGAGGGCTTGACGCAGAGCCAGAAATCCACCCAGATTCAGAACATTACCGATGTAATCAATCCAGGAAAGATAACGGGAATCAGTGCAGAAGACATCGAGGGCGAGCCGTCAGTTCTTGACATGAAACCAGACTTTAGGGGCATCTTGGAGTTCATTGACAGCCTTGAGGAGAAAATTTATAATAATTATCACATTCCGCTTTTTGCAATAAAATCGGATGCAATTGCAAACTTGGCTACTGCGAGAAAATCCATCCAACTTTTCATCGAGGGAACTGTGGCAGACGATCAACAATGGATGGAGGACGTCCTAGCAGAGCAGTGGTATGATCCTCTTCTGCGGGAGGAACTTGCCAGGGGCGGAATATTAGAAAAGACCGCCAATACACAAGAAGTGAACACTAAAAGTGTTGACCTTTCCCAGCCAGAAGACGCCGAGGCACCGCTCCCGTTTCTCATAAGGCGCAAATTTGAAAAACCAGTAATCGACGACTTTTTGGACTTGGCGCAAGCATTGGGAATCCTCAAACAAAACAGCATCTGGGGAGAAGGTTACATCAACAAGAACATACTAAAAACTCCAGAAGCAAGTGCGGAACTTGATAAATTGAAACAAGAAAGAACGCAGATGGAGGAGCAGAAGATGAACCTGCAGCGTGACTTGGGAACCCAGAAAATACAGATGATGACCGATAAGCAAAAGGCTGATGCGGTAGTTGCTTCAGCATCTCTTACCAAGATGGAGGAATTGAGGAACAAAGAAATGGAACAAAAAACCCAGAGGCATGAAAAGCTAATAAAATCAAACGATGCTCTTGGTGTAACTCTGAGGTCTATTGCGGAGGCTAACTCTTGAGCCAGCCAAGAATCTTGGATTATTATTATGATGCTGGCTATACACAACAAATCCCAGTGGATGCCGAGGGCATCCCAATTATGGACTTTGACCGCCTACCAGCACGTCAGTCTTCTGAACTTCTAATTTATGCAAAAAATGTTCTCTTGGAACCAGTGACGATAGCAAACCCATGGACAGATGATGAGGATCTATCCATAACAGATTATCCTGCAAGGCTTGAGCCTGGAGAGACTGGGAGTGTTTCATTCCTCTATCAGCCTCCATTGGCAAGAGTAAGGTCACTAAAAGCCCGATGGGGATTCAGGGAAGTAGTCATAGGATAAGGGATCTGATTGGTTAGCCTAATCAAAGACCCAGCACCTGGCGGACCTACGACTGGAAGCCCCAACCCAGACAACGAGGTCATTTTCACAGACATGCACAATGAAATGTGCGACCGTTTTGGTCTGCCCAGACCGACAGGAAACAGAGTAGTAATCACAACAGCCACAGGACTTTATGATGTTTCAAGTGTCACGGATGCCGAGCTTGCATTTTTATCTGGGACTACTTCGGCAGTCTTGGAGGCAAACGATAAGAACGTAGCAAACGGAGTCGCAGGGCTGGATGGTTCCACAAAGCTTGCCCTTTCCGTCATGCAGGAAGTGATGGGATTAAATGATCTCTCGGATGTCGCTGGAGGGATATTAGATGCAAATGTAGGAACCCACACATCAACAAAAATCACGATCACCGCAAAAGGTCAGTTAAATTCCGCAATTGTATATAATGATCAAAACAACAATTTTGGAGCATTTTATGAAGACATGGCAGCGATCGCAACTCCTGCAAATCCTGCCGCTGGCACAAGAAGGCTGTTTGTTGACACTGCTGATAACAAATTAAAAGTCAGAACTTCGGGTGGCACAAGTGTTTCACTGGAAGAACAAGGCGCCGGAGGAGAAGCAAATACCGCATCGAATGTTGGAACCGGAGCAGGATGGTTCAAACAAAAGACAGGTGTAGATTTAGAGTTCAAGTCAGCAATAGGTCAGACAAACAAAGTTGTAGTCACATCAAATGTAAGTGACCTCACTATCACAGTTGGAAC